TGGACGGCCTGAATCGGAGCCACCACCTGCTGGGCCAAGGTCTCGCGATCAGGACCAACCAATAGGATGGAGGGGGCCAGATTCAGGATCTGGACGCCGCCAATGCCCCGCTGTTTGCGCATGGCTGCGCGGCCCAGTCCCAAGGAATCGGTACTGATCGCCGCCGCGGTGCCCAAATTCGCATGACCGCCCGCCGTCGTGACTACCGTATTGTTATACAGCGCCCCGGTGTCGGACATGGTGGGGCCAGCGCCCGAATTGAGGGCCAGCAAGGCATAGGCCATGGCATTTTCCGTTCTGGCGGCCTCATAACCCGCCTGGGTGACCAGGCTTCCAAAGGCCGCTAGATCGTCATTCATCAGCAGTTGGCGAGAAAATGGCACCACAACGCCGCTTGTGACCGGGGTGACGGTTTCACGATTTTCTGACAGGGTGCCGCCGCTAATATCGCCAGACTCCGGCAGTTGCGACAAGGCCGGAAAATCGCCAAGCCGCAGCAGTTTGTGGACCTTGAAATCGTTAAAAGCGATCTGCTTGGCCCAGTTGCGATAAGTCGGAGCGGCAATACCGTAAGCCTCGAGCAGAACCTTATTGGCCGCAGCCTCGGTCAGGAGCGGGAAGTCGCTGGTGGTGTGCATGGCCCGGCTGATGATTCCGGACGGATCCACCACGCCTTGGCGCGGATCAAGCCCCATTCGCATAGCGAGCAGCTCGACTGCGCGGTAGCCCATGAATTCGCGGCCCTTATCCGAAGGGCCCTTGCCGGTCATGCGGGCGATCAGGGCATCGGTCACCCGCGCGCCTTCAGTTTCAAAGCCGTCGCGGGTGATGACGGCGGCACTACCGGCGGGAATGGCTTTGCGTTCAGCCTGGGCCGTGGCGGCGAGGCTGACGATCTGGTGACGGACCTGATCGGCGCTAAGGCTGGCATCGGCGCGGATAAGGTCTTCAATCTTGGTGCCTACACCAAGATTGCGGGCCTGTCCGGTCAGTTCGAGGGCCTCAAGGGCCGACAAAGCCGGAGCAACGGGGGCGGCCACGGGGGCCTCTGTTCTTACCGACATGAGCCGGGACTCCTCTGTTTCAAGATTAGGTTGTGGGTTTTTGGGGTCAGATTCGGACACTGAGTCCGGTTCGCCGCCCTCGTCGGCAGAGACTTGGTTGAGGGGGTCCATCGCGTCTGGTTCCGGGGCCGGAGCGGCGGCGGATTCAGGGGCGGCAGAGTCTTGGTCTTCGGGATCGACGGTCAGGCCGCGCACCTGGGCCGAGGGATCGGCGGGGACGGTAACAAACGAGACCTCGCAAAGTTCCCAGCGGGTGGCGCGCCAGACATCCGTGCTGTCCTCGACTCCAACCTTTTCCATGGCCTTGATGGCATAACCAATAGACAGGCCGGTGAGCTCGCCGCGCGCGACCATGGCCTCGGCGGCCATACCCTCTTCGGTCTGGGCAAAGGCAAGCGTTCCGACAATCGCGCCGGATTCGAACCGAACATCTGTAACCGAGCCGAGCAGGCACTCGATCGTGCTGGCATTGTGGCTGTCTAAAAGCTTGACCTGACCGGCCCTGACCCGGCCCAGATCGACATTGTCCGGCGATACCCCTAATTCCTCCCAACCGTAATATCGCAGTACGCGCGCGCCGGTCGAAAACACGGCATCGACCGTGTGGGCATTGGCGCTATAGCTGGCCGGGGCAATGCCCAGATCGCGGCGCGCTATGGCCCCAGGCTGAAAGCCCTTGGGCAGGTTTTTGTCTGACATTTAGAGACCTCTAGGGGTTGTGTCGCCAATGGCGGTCGGGCGAATGAAACCGGTCGGGGGCTGAATCTGGCCACGGGCGTCAATCCGGCGCGGGTCCGTATCGAGCGCCAGGTCAGCGGCATCGGCGGCGGTGTTGAATGTGGCGATCTGACTGATCTGGTCGCGCCAGTTGCGGCCTCGACTGGACAGACTTTCGGACATGGTGGTCAGGCCTGAACGGATCGCCTTGATCTCGGCATTGATGTCTTTTTCTGGATCGACCCAGGCGCGTGGCGGCGGCGTCCAGGACGCTGTGACCTCGACCAGCCTGGGTTCTTTCTGAACCAGCGCCTCGCGCTGCATGATCCGCTTCCAAGCCCGGTCGCAGACGTGAGGCACGACCGTGTGGGCCAGCCAGTCATCCAAAAGCGCCCAGAATGCGACGGTCGCAGCGCGCAGGCTAGAATAATTGGCCTGGCTAACATCGCCGGTCAGCAGATGATAAGGAACGCCAAGACTGGCCGCGACCGCTTCCAGTTGCCGCCGAATAAAGACATCACCATCGCCCGACGATGAGGGATTGACTACGCTGATTTCTTCTCCGGGACGGGCGGTGTAGATGCCGCCGGGGCGCAGGGTCTCCCAGACCTGACCATTGGACTGGGTTTCTTTCTCGCCAATCGAGGAAAGGCCATCATCCAAAGATGGGCGACGAATAAGAGCCAGACACGCCTCGACCCGCTTCTTCTGCAAGGTCGCATCATTCAGCTCGCCGATATAGTAGAGCGCCGACACGGCCTGGGCCAGCCACGGCACCCCCATCGACTGGCCGATGCGGTCACAGCGATAGACATGATCAACATCTGCCGCCGGTACAGGCTTGGATCCATAAAGGCCGACTGTGTTCGGCGGCTGACCATCAAGGCTGATCGTGCCACCAATCCCGCCAAGAACATCGCCCGGATGGCGCTGTAACAAATGATAAGAGACCCTGTTTCCGCTCGGGTCGGTCTCGATACCATGAATCACCCGGTTGCCATTGGCCAGTTCCTGGGTGCGGGTATGATCAAGCCAGTCGCCCTCGAGGGCGCGCACCCGATTATTGATCATCTTTCCATCGCTGGACCAGACCAGCAGCCCATTGCCGCCCTCGACCGTGGCCCGGACGACTTGCGATTGCAGGCTGTAAAAATTGTTACGGCCATCGACCGGATGATCGGCCCAGTTGTTCCACGCCCTCTGCGCCGCCTCGGCTAGGCGCTCGTCGGAATGTTCGGCACGGGCCTCTATCCCATCGCCTACCAGATTGGCGACAAGGGCGGTGATTCCGGCTTGTGCGTAAGGATTGTTACGGACCAGATCGCGGCAGCGGTCGCGCATCCGGGGCAGATCGCGCCAGACTTCCATATCCGCGCTGGCGGCGGAGGTCATCCAGTTTTGGGTGCGGCGATCTAGCCTCGCCGCATCATAGCGCCGCGTCTGGGCCGCGCTAGACACCAAGGCCAGGGCATTGCGATAGGCCCGGCGCTGAAAGCCCGCCTTGGGATCAAAGAACCCAACAAGGGAATCGATAAAACTCATCGGTCGAAGACCGCAAAGGTGGTCTGTGGCGCGCGCGTCATCTGGGCGCGCATATAGTTGATTGCGTCCTTGATCTCAGCCACGGAGCGATAGGTGACGCGCTCGCCATTGGCCTCGACGGTCAATTCGCCAGCGGCGAGGGCGTCTTCAAGAGCAGCGATCTTGGCGGCATAGTCGGTGGCCATTTAGAACCAATCCTTATTCTCTAGCTTGATCCAGGGCTCGGACGTATCGCGAACCGGGTTCGCGGGGCGCGCAGGCGGGGTTTCGGCGGCGGCGGGCTGGCGCATCAATTGGACCAGGTCGCCTTGGCTGGGGTCGGGGGCGGCGCAGCGTTCAGCCTGCAGCTGGCCCCAGCGGGCATGGGATAGGCCATCAAGGCGCAGGGCCTCGGTTGCGGCCATGCTATAGATTGCGCAGTCCAGCCAGTGATTTTGCCGCCCCGAAATCACCTTCCAGATCCGCGCGGGGATGCCCGACGGCGTGGTCTCGGTCACGCAGGTTTCGGAGGTCAGCTGACCAAACAGATTGGCATCGGCCTCGCGGCCAAAATGTAAGCGCCCGCGAATCTCGCCGGGGGTCTCTCCCCGGGCGCGGGCCTCTGCCGCCTTGAGGCTGGCTCGGACATAGCCATAAAAGGTCGCCTTGGCGCCAAAGGTGCCGACCAGAAAAGCCTTGTCATCCGCTTTGCCCGTGGCCCGGCCAGCGCGGCGGCCTCGGCTAATGTATTGGGTGGCCTCACCGCGCCCTAGCAGGGGTCTAAACCAGCCCGGCCTGCCAAAAACCGGCATGCGATTAGGGTGGCCCTTGCAAAAGGCCTTGGCCGACTCGGTGTGATAACCCGCGTCGACACAGACCTGATCAATCTCTAGAGTCTTGCCGCCGGGCAGGGTCAGGCCCCGCCGCACCAGCTCATCCAGTCTCAGCCAAGCGCCTTGGCCGGGGACATCGGTCGGGCCGGGCAGGAAGCCAAAATCTAGGCACCAGGTCTCGGACTCCGGGCCATGGCCATTGGTCAGATAATAGATCCCGTCGCCCTGGATGTCGCAGCCCATGGTAAAGACGCATGGCCCCCATGGCACCTGCCCCCTGCCCCAGTCTTGCTCGCGCAGGATTTCAAGGGACTCGGCGGGCGGGGCATCGCCCTTGTATTCAAAAAGCTCACCCAGTTCCAGATTGGTCCAGGTCTTGAGCGCATTGACATTGCCCTGGGCGGCGACAAAGCCGGTTGCCAGCTGTGACCAGGTCAGAAACGAACTGATGATGCCGGTGATATGATAGCCCGGCTGCAGCCCGCCCATGGGCCGGGTGCGCCAGTGCGTGATCTGATCGTCTGGAATAATACGCGGCGGGCGGATTTTATCGCCGTCAGGGGTTTCGGTTTCAGAAGTCGGGATCCAGAGCGCGGTCTGTAACAGGTCTTGTTTTTGATAATGCTCGATCACTAGGCCAGCGCAGGTCGGGTCCAGCATATAGGCCTTGGCCGGTTGGTCGCTCGGCCAGACCAGGTCCGAAAATACAGGGTCAAACCATTGGCCGCTATGGGGGCTTTGCAGATAGAGCCGTCTTTGGTCAGACGCCTCATAGGCCCGGCCAATCTTGGATGCGCCCTTAATGGTGCCGGTCGAAATCTTAAGCCGCTTGGACAGGCCTTGGCGGGCATAGACCCGCTGGCGGGCCGTGACCATGCCCTCTGGGGAGCCTTGATTGTCCAAATCGTCTGGAAACTGGTCTAGATCATCCTCAACCACATAGCGGATCGAGTGGGCGCGCAGGGTGGCGGCGGAATTGGCCCCGGCGATCAAGAGCCAAGAGCCCTTGCGAAACCGCACACGCAGCGCCGTGGTGCCATCCCCGTCGCGGGACTTGCGCCCCATGATCGCGCCGGTCAGGTCGGGATTAAGCCTTGGCGTGGCCTCGACCATGGGCCAGAGCTTTTCGGCGAGCCAGTCCTTGGCCGCTGTAATCGTGGCCTGGACATAC